AGTTGGTCAGGTTTAATATAAATAATAAAAAGATAAGGAGTCAATCAAATGGCATTTAACATCACAGAGTTTCAAGGACAGTTGACTGGTGGCGGTGCCCGTGCTAATCTGTTTCAAGTAACCATCGACAATCCAGTTGATCGTGGTGCATTTATCAAAACATCATTTATGGTTAGAGCTGCACAAATTCCAGCCGCAACTATTGGTACTGCGCCAGTAAATTATTTTGGTCGGGAAATCAAACTTGCTGGCAATAGAACTTTTGAAGATTGGACAGTTACAATCATCAACGACGAAGACTTTCTGGTTCGTGATGGTATGGAGCGTTGGTCTAATGCTATCAATGGTCTTGAAAGCAATCTACGATCACCTGCTCTTGCTACTACTGCGCAGTACAAGACAAATGCTACTGTAACACAGTTTAGTAAAACAGGTGCACCAATTCGGACTTACAACTTTGTCGGTATCTTCCCAACAACAGTCGCTGCTATTGACTTAGATTGGGGTACAAATGATCAGATTGAAGATTTTCAGGTAACATTTGCTTACGACTACTGGCAAGCAGGTGAAGGTGTTATCGGACAGGTAACAAACGCTTTATTTGGCTAATAATCAATCACATAATTTTAGAAAACGGGGGCTTCGGTCCCCGTTTTTTATTTGCATAAATAAAATAATAAACCTGTTTAGGAAATGAGATAATGGCAGTACAACTATTTGGATTTGAGATTTCAAAAAAGGGCGAGGAAAAGCAACAAGAGACTATTAAGTCTTTTGTCCCACCAGTACAAGATGACGGTGCCATGGAAGTTGCTTCTGGCGGCGTATATGGTACTTATGTAGACTTAGAAGGTAATTCAAAATCAGAAGCAGAGCTAGTGACACGTTACCGTGAGATGGCAATGCAACCTGAATGCGATAATGCTGTTGAAGATATCGTCAACGAAGCAATTGTTGTTAATAATCAATCTCCAGTAAATATTATTTTAGATGATATTGATGAGGGTAAAGCTCTTAAAGATCGTATCCGTGAAGAGTTTCATAATGTTACTAAACTTCTTGACTTTAATACTCTTGCTTATGATATTTTCCGTCAATGGTATGTAGATGGTCGTTTATACTATCATATCATGATTGATGAAAAGAAACCACGTGATGGTATCAAAGAATTACGCAAGATTGATCCTCGTAAAATTAAAAAGATTCGTGAGAAAATCTCTGAGTTAGACAAACGAACTAATGTAAAAATCGAAAAAGGTTATCAAGAGTATTACATTTATCATCCAAAAGGTATTACAACACAGAGTAACCAGACTGCTGTAAAGATTTCAAAAGACTCTATTTGTCATATTACAAGTGGATTGATTGACCCTGCCAATAAAATGGTACTAGGTTATTTACATAAAGCAATCAAACCACTTAACCAACTTCGCACACTTGAAGATGCTACAGTCATTTATAGATTATCTCGTGCACCAGAGCGCCGTATTTTCTATATCGACGTTGGTAACTTGCCTAAGATGAAAGCAGAACAATATCTGGCCGACATGATGGCAAAACATAAGAATAAATTAGTATACGATGCGTCCTCTGGTGAAATCAGAGATGATCGTAAATTTATGACCATGATGGAAGACTTTTGGCTCCCACGCAGAGAAGGCGGTAGAGGAACAGAAATCACAACACTTCCAGGTGGTCAAAACTTGGGTGAGATGGATGATGTTGATTATTTCCGTAGAAAACTTTATAAGTCTTTGAACGTTCCTATTACAAGAATGGAGTCGGAAAACCAGTTCAACCTCGGACGAACGAGTGAGGTTACACGAGACGAACTAAAGTTCACACGGTTTATTGAGAGACTTCGTGCCAGGTTTACCCATTTGTTCGATAACCTCCTTGAGATTCAATTAGTTCTCAAGGGGGTTATCAACCGCAAACAATGGAAAGAGTTACGTGAAGACTTGTACTATGATTTTCCACAAGATAACTATTTCAGTGAACTCAAGAATGCTGAAGTTCTAACTGAACGTCTTCGGCTTATGAGTGAAGTTGAACAATATGTTGGTAAATTTTATTCACTTGACTGGGTTCGCAAGAACGTGTTACAAATGTCTGAAGAAGAGATTCGTGACATGGACAAGCAAATCAAAAAAGAAGAGGGCGATGAAGATAGCCCAATGAATGATGATGGTATTGAAGATGATAGCGAACCAGATACAGAAGAAGAAAAGTTTGAACCAGTTGAAATGAATGAAGAGGATCGGAAACTAATAGAAAAGATGAGTAATCTACTAGAGAATCTAGGTACAGACGATTACGAGGATTAAATGAACGAATTAGAGAAAGCAAAATTACTTAATGCTGCTCTCGAACTCGCCAAAAGTGAAATCCGAAAATCTTTAAAGAAGATAAATTTTGTAACTGAAGACGGCGAGAAGCCCAAACTTATTATAGTAGAACAAGGTGAAAGAGGTCCACGTGGTAGAGATGGTCAACAGGGTCCGGCTGGTGAACCAGGCTTACAGGGTCCACAAGGGGAAAGAGGCGAGCAGGGACCGCAGGGTAAACGTGGCGAACGTGGTCTCATCGGTCCACGAGGTGAAACAGGGCCAGAAGGACCAGTTGGTCCAACAGGTCCAGCGGGGCGTGATGGTAGACCTGCTGATCTAAAACCTTTAGAAGATAAACTAAAGGAAGATTTACAGGGCTTCAAGCAGCAAATTAGCGCACAAGTTACCAGACTTGCTATGGCATCACTTAACGGTGGTGGGAGTAGCGGTGGCGGTGAAGTGCGCCTACTTGGCTTGGATGATGTTAATGTTGATGTTAGCAGTGAGAGTGCTAACGGTAAAGCATTAATCTGGAGTTCATCAGAAAATAAATTTGTATTAGGAACTGTTAGTGGCGGTGGAGGCTCTACAAATAACTTCACTACTACAATTCAAACACAAGCCATAATTCCCTCTATTAGTAATGTGTTTGATATTGGTTCTGAGAAAAAAAGATTTAGTAATATATTCTTATCAAGTAATACTATTCATCTTGGTAATACAGTTATTCGCTCTGTAACAAGTGCCAATGGAAGTAGTGCAAAACTTCTTATTGAATTTAGGGATCCACATGAGTTTCATGAGCATGCTGAAGTACTTGTATCGAATACTGTATTTCAAAGTTTTGTATCAAATACAAATAATTTCATACAGAATGTACAACAGACAGAAAGAGCAGCGCTTGCAAATACCAACGCCCGTTTCGCAAATCTAACCTCACGAGTTGTTACATTAGAAAATAATGAAACGGGTGATGTTTCCAATACGACATTTCAGTCTTTTGTTGCAAATACGAACGCCTATATCGCTTCTGTTGATTCACAAAGAGCTGCTGATCTTGCAAATACAAACGCATACATCGCTAGTATAGGTAGTGGTGGCGGTGGAAGTGGGGACGTATCTAATACTTCATTTCAATCTTTTATTGCTAATACAAACGCATTTATTAAGAGCCAACTAGCAAATACTAACACTCGTATTGATAATGTTGTAGCTGGTACAGGTGGTGTATCAAACACATACTTACAAGCATTTATTGCTAATACAAATAATAGAATTACTAATGAAGGTATACTTAATGGAATTATAGGTGGAAGTAACATTAATTTATCTTACAGCAATAACAAGTTAATGATTTTAGCTATACCTCAGATAGATCATGGCTTCATAACAAACGACTTTGGCGGGATTAACGATAACATCGATGATCATAGAGACTTCGGCGATCTTGGTGGTCGAGGTGTTTAGTCTGTTTATAAATACAAAATAAAACTATAAAAGAGTTTAGGCTATGGCAACAGAGATGAGACTTAGAAGGGGCACGGCGAATCAACATTCGACGTTTGCTGGAGCCCTTGGTGAGATCACGATGGATACAACCAACGTGACCGTTCGTGTGCATGACGGATCGTCAAATGGTGGTGTTCGTCTTGCTCGTTATGATGAGTTAGGCTCTGCTGGTGGCGGTGCTAATACTGGTATGGAACTTCCTTTGGGTACTCCTACGGATGGAAGTTTGACCACAGATGGTGCATATCAAAGTTTTACTACCACTACTAAAACTACAGACGCTATTGACATTCTAAATGAAGTTATCGAAAATGTTCGTAATGATACTTTTGTAAAATCTGTTTCTTTTGTTGCCGACCAAACAACAGGTGGCGCTGGCCTTGTCGTTCAACTTACAATCACAGCAGTTGGTAATGCCAATCAGTATGTGATCGATTGGGGTGACGGCACAGGTAACACAACCACATCAAGCACAACACCAAGTCATACATATAATTTTAATACTGATTCACCCTTTACAGTGCAAGTCACTGCCAGTAATACAAGTGGCTCTGGTGAGGGTAGTTCAGCAACTTCTATTCGCACCGACTATATTACTATTGCTACCGCTGATCCTGTTGTTGGGTTTGCTGCATATGCTGCTTCTTCTGGTGGCTCGCCAATCACACAATGGGATGATGGTGCAACAGTTTATTTCGAAAACACAACAACAAATATTGGCAGTGCTACCATTCAGTTCACATGGAATTGGGGTGATGGTTCATCAGATAATGTAATCACAAATGACTCAGATGCTGGCGGCACTGCTGGGGCTCGTATCTCTCATGTATTTGCTGCTAATACCGAATCAGAGATGACACGGACAGTGACGCTTACACTTGACAGTCATAGCACGGCCGATTCTAGTGTTATTCCTGGCACTGATAGTAACAGTTACAAAATCTATGATACACATACACCAAGCGTTACTCTTAGTAGTAACACTGGCATCAATGAAGAAAGCAGTTCTGGTCACGCTGTTACGTTTACTAACACTACCGAAAGCACGATTGGTTCACATGCTGCATTTGGTAT